AATAAAACCATCCTAAGAACTTCGCGATCTGCTCGAGTCCTTTCAGTTTAACGCTATAGCTGAACGCCTCTGCCGCAGCCGCTGTGTCTGACTCCAGTTCAAAGATGCCGGTTTCAAAGTCAACATCATGCGTTGCTCGATCTATGTCGTACTCTCGAGGATCGCTCCAGTCATTCGACTGCCAGATTGAGGGGTCATGCACCTCATGATTCTTGTACGTGATTGTTGGCGTCCATGCAGTAATTCTATTTGGGGTAGCGCTTTCATCCTCTGCTAGCAGTCTCGCGGTGAGGGTTAATTCCTCCACTTCGGCGGTATGGCCGCGTGATTGGATCGAGGGCGGCAGATAACCACGCCTGGCCGGACACACTTCACTGAGATTCGCCACGTAAGCATTAACCGTTGGCGTTGTTGGCACCACCTGAGATCCGGTGAATGATTCGATTTGCAGATATTCAGATTTTGTAACCTGCCCGGCATCGTTCAACTCTCGTAAGTGAACATAACTGTCCTCTTCGTAGTCTTTGTATTGAGTCGATGCCGGAATACTTGTTGCTCCTGATGAGAGCGGAACTAGTAATTGCTCGCGATGCTCAAGTATTGGAATGAACCATTTCCTATTCTGGTAAGCCTTAATCTTTGCTCTCAACTCTTGGCGCTCCGCGTTGTCTCGAATTACTTGAGCGAATTCAATCTCACGGCGCGGCTTTGGGCGTACTCCGTTGCCTTCTTCTTTGCCTGAAACAGTCGTAGATAATCCTGACATAAAACTAAGCCGCTCGATCAGGTTCTGGCTCCAGTTGTGACGAAACGGATAGTTCACCGGATCGGGTTCTAAGTCGGAATAAAGAATTGCCGAGGGAACCACATTCGAGAAACCATTGAGAAGCGTGGCGTTGATCGCCGACTCGTAATGAACAGTAGTTCTTGTTGATCCAAGTGAGTGGGTATAGTAAGCAACTTCATCGTAACGCGCATCGCACGCAGAGACCTGAAAGGGATGAACAAAGAATCCAGGCAGATCCTGCACGCCTCCGCTTGCGTTCAGGAAAGTGCCAGGCGCATCCATGCGATTCGGTAATCCGCTGGTTATGGTGGCCGTATCTTTCAAAATGGTATCGACACGCAAGGCAAGAGCATTTCCCACTCGCTCGAGGACCACGTGGTATGATTGGCCAAACTCCACCGCATCGGGATTAACCACCAGCCATCCATCCCCGGCCGTGTCGATCACACATCCTGCTATTTTGTTGAAATGATCGATATAAATAAACGTTGAGCCGGTACGACCAAACATGGGCTGCATAATGGTTCCGAATTGTGCGCCCCCACCGACTGCTGCGGGAAGTCGCAGCCACCCCTCTAAGGCGAAATCTCCGGAGGGTTCAATCAAGGGATCGGTTCCAGCACCAATCCGCGATACGCGTGTTGCCGCAAATATCCCGTCATTGAATCCACGAAATTCAACACTTGTTGGATCGGTTTCGATTGGTGACGGATAGCCATAGGCCTCCGGAGTTGTGCCGGGCTGGATGTATTCGAGGGTGCCGTGCAGATCATTTCCTGACAGATCTGTGATTTCATCCCCGTTTGCGGCCGCACCGACATTATTAAGCCGCCAAAACAACGCCGGAGTATCCGCTAAAACAGTATCTTTATAGTCAGCCATTACGTGTTAGAGTGTCCTCATGTCATTATGTCAATGTGGATGTGGTCAGCCGACTAAAGTCGCCCAAAAGACCGCACTCAGAAACGGACATATTAAGGGCCAACCATTGGCGTTTATACACGGTCACAACAGTCGGAAACCTACGCCCGAGTTTGTGATTTCTGAAAATGGCTGCTGGATTTGGCAGCGAAGCATTGCTGAATCGGGATACGGCCAGGCCAGCGTGAAGCGCCGTCCGGTCTTGGCTCACCGCCTGTATTACGAGAGATATAAAGGGCCCATTGCTAAGGGTCTTCAAGTTGATCATCAGTGCCATAACAAAGATCTGGCTTGTGCCGGAGGGAGACAATGCCTTCATAGAAGATGTGTGAATCCGAATCATCTTGAGGCGGTAACACCGGTAGGTAATCTCCGGCGCGGCAGGGGAACAAGGCTGACGATAGGACAAATAAACACTATAAGAGACATGCGGCATCTGGAGCGTAGAAGCACGTCCGAGATTGCTGATCAGTTTAATATTACCCCTCAATATGTCAGCAAGCTGACTGCTTCGCTTGGCGACAGGTTCAGGATCGGGAACTTTGTTTCTCATGACTACCTTGCCTTCGAACACGTCTGCCAACGTTGCTCCATTAAGTTTAAGGGCGGAAACCGGGCCATATATTGTGCCTCTTGTCGTTTTCGCTCTCGTAGCTCATCTATTCCAATGCCCTTGCGGCCCCCGTTTCAAGTAATCGCGTGCTTCCGTCTTCTAAAAGCCTCAGACTTAACGCTGTGACGGTAATAGTCGCGCAAACCTTTGTGCCGTTGGTGGCTTGTCTGAGTGAATAGGTTTGAATGCAAAAAGTGTAATCGCCCGTCGTCAACGCAGGCCATCTAAAAGAGTCTTTGTTATTCGCGTCTGGCGCTAGAAACATCGGCGAGAGGGTTTCCACTCCACCGGGCTCAGTCACGTAAACTCTGGCGTACTGCCCGCCAGCCGCATATGTGTCAAAGATAATTCCACCCTGAATAAAGTTATCGACAGATCCGTCAGTCGTTTCTAAGGCTACCTGTGTTAGGCCGTCTGGTGGGAATCCTACCGTGTCCCAACTCAAGGAGGGCGGAGCGGTATTAAGTCCGGTTGATGGATCTGTATGTGAGGTTCCTGAGGGCTCGCCAAACGTTCGAGCACCGGTGGCAAACTGATCTTCGATGCTTACGATGCGATAGTAAGGATCTCGCGCCGTTCCCGGTGTCACCGCAAGAATTCTCATAATCTTGCTGAATGTCGGGTTAGTCCATTCCCACTTGATCACTTCGCCCCGGTATCGCAATTTGCCCCACGAAGGCACAACCCAATTAGTTAACGGGCCGCGAGGGAAACTCAGTGCGCGCCCGTCGCGCGTCACTAAAAGATTTCCCATAGTTGTATCCGCGACACCTAAGTACTCCTGTGTTCCGGGAACTGTGCGACCGCCCTGGATCTTCTGATTTGCCGGATCGATGTAGATTGATTTGCGGTCAGCGAAATTATTGTTCTGATCTTTGAATGCCACTTCTACTTTATTGAGTGTGTCTTCGTAGGCTCCGGGTGAATAGCGATCAGTCCGCGTGATTACATCTCTATTCATAATCGGCAGAGATCCAAAAGAGTAGTCGCGTCTGATCAGTCTAAGAGTTAGACCAAGTGAGGGAGACGGATCGGCGATCATGTCGCATTGTGCTTGAATGTTTTTGCAAACCTCAATTGGTGACGTCGGGTTTTCAATCTTCCCGGTCCATCCGAGACCCTCAGAGTGCAAGGTTTGGGCGACGAGCCGGAACGAGTCAAGGTTTAATTCATCGACGGGAACCTGCGCGCCATATTCAAGAGAAACGCTGTGTTCATAGTAAACCTCTGCCGGGTTAGCGTGTCTGCCTATCCTTGAGTATTCAGGAACGCCAAGATTGGACGGTTGGCCTCGAATCGTGAACTTCCACTCCTTGAATCGCGGCGTGAATCCAACCCCACCCGCCGCAAAGTATCCTGATTCTGTAAATCCAGTTGGACCACGAGAGATCAGGGCCAGAATCCCGTTTAATCCGGGGATATTCGCCGGGGGCGTCGCCAAGAGGTTATTCAGATAGGCATTGGGTGGATCTGTATAATTCCCGCGAGTAATGTCACATAAAGAATACTGCCCACCTTCACCAGGAGGCTGATCGCCGCCCCATGCTTGTGGATCATCAATCAAAAATGAACCACCAGCGTTATCTGTGCCGGGCGTGGCCGCGTAGACAAGCCGATCAGCAATCTTAATCTGTTCGATATGCCTATCTGGCCCATAGCAAAGCGCAAACGCTTCTCCGCAGTAATAGCGGTATGCAACCGTGATCGTGTCAAGCAATGCAGCCGAAAGCCCCAAAAACAGGTAATCAGTCCAGCGCGAGTCACGTTCGACAGCTCGAGCCTTGAAGTCGCCGTACCAGATGCGTGAGGGGGTAATTTCCTCAGTGCCTGCCACATACGCTAGAGATCGCGTCTCTGACGGAGCGTTGTCTTTCCGGAACTCTTCAAGGGTGGTCTTGTGTGGTCTCTGTCGGGTAACTTCACCGAGAAACATTTGACCTGCAAGGAGTGCTAACTGAAGCCACACTCAGATCACTCCTTTGACTGCCGGATCTACATTCGGCATGAATGGCCAGCCGCCATGCTTGGCGCCGTTATTCGTTTGGGCATCAAACTTCACGGACCAGACTCCGTAAGTAAGATCATCGCCGGGATAGATATCAGCGGTAAATCCCACGTCTAGTGTGAACTGAGGGAAAGCAGCATTCAGCGTTAATGTTTTGGCTCCGGAGACGGTTGTGTGGGTGAGAATCGTGCGCATGTCCCGATCAGGAGCAATGATCAATCCACCTCTGAACCAATCATCCGGTTCGGATATTCCGGTAACGGTAATCACGTCTCGCTCATCATTAACAGAATCTATCGTGATTCCGGTTCGCAGTGTTTCGATGTCGATACCTGAGCGCGGATCGAAGATTGAGTAACGGGACAATGCAGATAGGGAGTCATTAAACGATTGCCGTTCAAAGAAGTGCCAGACAGACTTGCAATGAAAACTTACAATTGATCGATCAAGCTCGAAGTTTGGTCGCACAATCCAGCCGTGATACTCATGAGTTGCGGTATCCAAGTCTCGATCGTAGTTGTAGATATCAACGATCACCGGGTAGGCCGGTGGACCAAGTACCCAAAGAGCCGCTACGCTTGACGTATCCTTCATGCTGACGTCGATTTCTGCGTCTTCAGGATCTTCGCTAAACGTTGGTGGTGTATGGTCCACTTG